TCAACGCCTCGAGCAGCCACAAGTTTACCTGCGAGATCACGAACCGCATCTGCGAAAGGCTCAAGAGGTGACATGCCTGACTTTCCGCCTGACTTAGCAGCGGCACGGGCCGTAGCAGTTTTCTTGTATTCACCTAGACCAAGTATCACTGCTTCTGCAAAAGCGTCTGGGCCTTTGCCGATTGATGATCCGATAGCCACGTCTGCAATACGTTTATTTATCTCATCGATGTCGTTCACATCTTCCATCCCGAACACGGACCGAGCAAACTCTTTCTTAGAGTCCTCGTTCAAAGGCATCCCTGCCTGATCTAAGACCGTGTTAACAATGTTTTCTGTATTTTCTGTGGCGATTGCAGCGTCAATAGCATCTTTAGTTTTTGCCGCTTCCGCCGCCGCTTCTTCTCTAGAATCAAAAGCCTTGTCTAATTTGTTTGCCAACATAGGAGTCGTACCTAAGTATTTCTCAAACTCAGTGGCAAACCCTGGATTATTCAAAGATGTTGTCGGAGTTTTTGTAATGTCTACAGCCTCTACTTCTCCGCCCTCGACATACGCCATAGGTTTCATAGGAGGAGTTGGCATTTGAACTGAGCTAGGCATAGGCATGGGAGGAGCCATAGGCATAGGCGGAGGTCCAAGATTCGCCATTTTACTAGCCCCTGCTCCACCCATATTCTGATCAGGTGTACTACCAACTCTCTGTGCCGCTTGCATAAGCTCGGGAGATGAGGCCATAATCCCGCCCATCTTCTGCAACTTTTGTCGAGCAGGCCTGTTGTTCTTAGAGAATAGACTGCGGTTGTATACGTTATCCATGCTTATGCCCTGCCTTAGACGAGTTTACCTAACCCGCCAAAAATGTTTCCTTGTCCTTGTGCGCCACCGTATATGTTTGCCCCTGCCATTACGTTGCTCATGGGGCTGGCTTGTGGTGTAGCCGCCGCTGCCAAAGAAGTGCCGCTTGATGGGACACCCGACAGGATGTCTCTCATGTAGGAGAACCTAGAGAAAGGCTCGTATGCTTCCTCGAGTTGACCTGCACGTTGTACATCATATTCTTTTTGAAGTTGGTTTTGCTCAAGCTGACCGACATTAAACAACGAGTTTATGTCTGTCATGCCTAGACCTTGGGCTGCTTCCCCGAGTGCTCCGATGCCAGTTCCTAGACCTTGGAACAGTTGACCTGCACTCTGACCGCGTTTCATTTGGTTTTCGAAAGCAGACTGAGCTTGGTTCTGAGCACCAGTATATGCTGCAGAACGAAGTTGAGCACCAGTTCTCGCCTTCTGATCCATAATATTTCGCTGCAGTTCGGATTCTTGGATGGCTTGACGAGACCCGCCAAACGCTCCAGCACCAACAGACTGAGCACGTTGATCCATGTTTTCTATCTGACCCGCTCGATCTATGTCTTGCATAGTTACATCGATCACGTCTTCTACGAATGGATCGTAAAATTCTTTATATGAAGTAGGATCATACGCACCAGTACTACCAGCAATAGAAGCTATACCTTTGTCGTAGGTTTCTTCTGCTTTGTTTAAATAAGGTTGGTATGCACCAAGGCCGCTTTCATAAACAACTTCCCCTGTTTCGGGGTCAGTGTAACCTGTCATTCGACGGATAGCATCCGTCTGTGCGTCTGTAAAACGCATTACGTCAGGGGCAGCAACGCCACCTTGAGTTCCTTCGATAGGAGTACCGTACTGATCTGTCTTTGCTAATGAAGGATCCGAAGTAAAACCGCTGCCGTCTGCAGCCTCGAACATTGGATTGCCTTCTGCATCTAAAACTGCTTCGCCATACAATGGACTTACAGCCGCGATACCAGATATCTCGCCTGTGTCTTCATCTGTTTGGTAAATGTTTGCTAATAAATCTTTAAGAAACATCTCCTGATACTCAGGAAGGAGGTTCATACTCTTGGTGATGTACTCGTTTTCAGTCGCCATAAGTTAAGCCCTCCGTTCAAATTGGTTCATAAGTTCGTACATCTTAGCTGCGCCTGCGCCTCTATTTCCACCGCCTGCGCCTTTAACAGCATCTGCAGTCATTACGAACTCACCATCAGATAGACGAGCCTCTTGGACAGGGCCACCGTTCTGATAAATAGTTGCGGGAATAGAGTCACTGGTCCCTGATCCGGGGCCCTCGATCATTCCACCCATGGCTCGAGTCTGAACCCGAGGAGTACCTGGGACCGCTGTCCCTCTGTAGTCGGGGCGTCTTTCCCCTGTATTGTACTGTGCCATTTCTGTGTCGGACATCAGATTCTCGAACCGTGGTCTGCGTTGTTGATACAACATCTCACGCATAATACCGCCCATAAGAGGATTAGTCTGCCCGTTAGCGTCTGTTATTCCAATGCCCTGCATTAAGTTTTGAGCTATGCCGCCTTGCATAGGACCGTATCCGCCTGCGTTACCCATAGCACCACTTGCTATTGCACTCATTGGTTGAGCACCGCCCATCATGCCGCCCATAGAACCGCCAAACAAAGAAGCTATGCCTGCGCCTCGAGTCGCTGCGCTTGCACCGCCGCCAAGAGCGTTACCAATTAATCCAGCTTTTCCTAAAGTTCCTGCCGTTAATGCGTTACCTATACCAGAGCTAAGAGCATCTGATAAAGATCCGCCCTCTCCCAAGGTTCCAATCCCACCACCAACTGCGGCCCCTACAGGACCACCAACTGCCATTCCTACAAGACTACCTAACGAAGATAAGAGACCCATTACCAGACACCCCCACCCATTGGATCAGGTCCCGTAACAGAGGCGGTAACGTCTTTTGACGCAGGTTTATCGCCTTTTGCAGGAGTCCCGCTCATTTCTCTACGTCTATTTAACTCTTCAATTTCTTCGGGAGTTCTTTCTGAATCACTCATACCACTATCCTCAATTCACCTGTTGATGTCTTATATACATCATCTTCGACCAAACCGCCAGCTTTTGCTGCAGTGTTGTTTGCGTATACCCCAAGACCTGATAAATTAAGGGTCTCAGCCCGTATAGGACCGGGGTTTACTAGCTGTTGCGCCAACAAAGAGAACTGGCGCGTTACCTGTGCAGTGTACTCTGGGCTGTATAAGTCCGGAGCTTTTGCAAAATACGGGATTGTAATGTTAGTCGTAGACATTATCGTCTCCCATCTGGTCGTATGTCAACCCGTGGTGAACCTAATCTCCACTGAGTCCCAACCTCGTTTGACTCGACCTTCAAAGACACAGACCTACCACGAAGACGCACGTCGATTTGATTTGTAAATTTCTCAACAGGTGTTGAGGAAGTGCGCGTGGCTGATCCACTTTCTGTCTGCTCAACTCCTCCCCCTGGATAATCTTTTGCGTTTAATGTAAACGTTGCGGTAGGAGTTCCAGTAGATGCCCTAAATCCAACGTCAGGTATAATCCTACGAATTGCCATAAACTGGTCGCCCTCACCTATGTCAAAGCTGCTAGATTCAATGTATCCGTTGATTGGGCTAGGAGGGTTAGTGCTACCGTCAGACATTCCAATTTCATGAGAATAAATATAACCATCCGGAGACGCGGCTAAAGGAAATCCAGAAACTCCGTGCTCGGTCCAAGCAGTTCTATCTAACGTTCCGAAGTACCAAGTCTGATCCGCGTAGTTATACACTACATAGCTATCGTTGTTGAGATTTCCTTTTGATGGATAAAACCACCAAACCTCGTTGAACTTGCTGTTGTTGGCAGCTACAACTTTAGACAGTTGATCAAGGTTTATATTGTCAAAAATATATTCTTGAATCGGGCATGGGATAATTTTCACGTTACCATCGTATTGATAGAACACCCTGTCGCCCATCCAGAAAACAAAATCACCAAATGCTATAGCTGAGTTCTGAGAAATGATAGAAGTGTTGGTAGAAACTTCCGTAATACCAAAAGTAAACGGAGTTCCAATAAACTGCATCGCAGATACAGATCTATCTGTGATCACAATAATTTGCTGTTTGGTTTGTACTGCAGCAACAATTTCAGTTCCTGTGCCTATTCTAAGTTCTCCCGCAGTGTTTGTTGCGGTAGCCGCCCAATCTGATACAGATCCTTGGTTCGAGAACCTGATAGTCAAAGGGTCTTGATTGCCTGCGTCTGCCTGCGGATCACACCCGAAAGCCAAAGCATGTCGATCTCTTTCAGACACAAGAACAATATTGGAAACTTGAGGTGGGCTTGTTGCGCCACTAATAGTGGTAATGTCCACGGCCCTTGCGCCTGTGCCATTAGAGGAATCCCAGTAATAGATGCCGCCGCCTCGGACATTCGAAAGAAGATCTTCTCCAAAGTTGTCCATTGACCAAAGCCGAAGCTGACTGCCTGCAACGCTAGTATCGGCTGCGGAACTCCAAGTGCTACGGCCCCAATAACCCGCGCCCCAACCAGATCCGGAAACCACCGTGTTCAAACCCGTGTTGATTTGGTATGTTGCAACAACGCTGCTACCACCATTGCCTGTGTCACTTCCATTTGCATTAACAGAAGCCGTAATCGTGTATGTATTAGCGTCAGGAACTGACGTAATTTGATATTCTTTGTTTAATACTGCAGCAGTAATTGTTCCACCAAGAGATACTGCTCCGCTAAAGGTTACAAAGTCATTAAGTATTGCACCATGCGCGGTGTCTGTAACAGTTATTACGTCACTCCCGTTTGTTGCACCAAACGTTGCATCACCTGCGGCAGTAGTAAGTCTTATAGGCGTAATATCTATTGGGTCGGAACCAGATACGATGTAAAGCTTTAAGTTTGTACCCGCACCAACATAGTTTGTACCAGTAAGAGTGCTGAATACATGCAGATTTCGGCACGTCCCGAGCATAGTTCCTGTTGTAAACCGAGACCATCCACCGATTGTTTCTGGAAAACCCAGAGTAAACCGGACTTTATCCCCTGTTCGCCATCCACCCTCACTGGTGTAATCGGTAACATCTTGGATAAACCCAGGTTTAAATTGAAGTTTTTGAAGAGTCATATACAATCCCCTGTTATAGGGATCATACACTAACGTCTTGGTTTTTGCTAGAGTCTATCAGCCCCTGTCAAAAACGTAGTTCGAGTACGCCCCAAAAGCCCTCACCCAATGCAAAAACACATTAATATGATCTGATCCTGTATACGGGTGACGCCAATGTTCGAGTTCTATTCCGTGGTATAATAACCCAGAGCCTACGGGCAAGTCAATCGACACATCGTTACCCTTACGATCCGTTAACCAAATAGGCCAATCGTGCGTTTTTCGTATGTTAAGAGTCATGCTTAACTCGCAGGCTGGACGGTCTTTGTGCCTTTTTAGATCAGCCCCCTGATGATTGTAGTGACGGGCATAAGCATATGTTGGCAAAACAGCTTCACCCACTAAATGACTTATGTGCGGCACTAAACCAACTAAAGTTCTGACAAAAGGCATGTGGTTATATAAACCATTAACAGACGGACATAGGTCATCTTTAACCCCAATATACTCTGCATCACGCGCAAATTCTTTTGCAAGATTCTCACACACGTCCTTTGGCATCACATCATGTACAACAAAGTATCCGTGTTCTTTTAAAAATTCTTCTTGTTCTAAGCTCATTATTTCCACTCCGGTCCTTCTACCCAAGCAACAAAAGAGTTGCGCCTGCCTTCGGTCACAGGACTAATCCTGTGAATCATGTAGCTTGGGAACACTACAATGGTCCCTTGTCCCGGTCTTAACGGAACACCGCCCATACCTATATCTAGTTCTCCGCCCTTATATTCACTAGGATCAGTTAATTGGCAAATCAGAGTTAGCTTCCGGTTGGAACGTGCAGTCCCGTGGTGGTAACTATCTTGATGCCAATCAAAATGGCCCTTTTCTTCTGCGTTATACTCTAAAAACTGAGCCTTAAAGTTTCTATTTTTTTCGTTAGGCCACAGGTCAAATCCAAAGGCATCTCTGTTTGCAAGCCACAAATAATGCAAACACATTTCCTCAACCTCAGTGGTTACGTCAAAGTTTACTCTACTCCTTCGCCTGTCTACCACCATATCTTGACCACCGGGCCCTACGGTTCTGGCTGCTTGTAGGTTTCGTCTGTTCTCGGAAATTAACCGAGTGCAAACTTCTGGAGAAATTTCTTTTTCCCACTGCCAGTAGATAATTTCGTTAGGCATGTGCCCCCCTATCTAAAGTTAGCTACTAAAACTAGCCTTCTTTGCCCCGCAACAGGAAACTCTGCTGCATGATAATGAGCCCCGTCAAAAACAACAGCTTTGTTTTTTTCTGGGCTTATTCTTTTAATTTCTTTGAGCTCATTAAACTCTTTTGTGTCAAAAAATGCAACCCCCGTTGTTCCCTGCTTGTATGTATCACTGTAGATTATAGTGTCCCCTGTGCAATCAGAGTTCAAGTAGACTAAAAGAACTTTGTGATCTGTTGTTTTATCCACATGTGCATCACTACAAGGATAGTCAGGACGAGAAAAAGTCATGTTAATTGCACAACGTTGAATTTCAGTAAACTCAATGTTGTTTCGATCACAGAATGCAGCAAACGCTTTGTAAACCGTGGGCCAATGTTCTGAGTTAGGCTTCCAACGATCTTCATCTTTACGGCAAACAAGCGTATGGCCCATAAATGAAAGGCCGTCTGATGTAGATCTATGAACGTAGTTCCAAGGAAAATCCGCACCATTAATATAATCTATAAAGGAATCAGGTAGGCCGAAAGAACCAACAAGAATACTACTAGACAAAGTTCCATTTTCCTAATGGGCAGCTTTCTCTTTTTAAAACTGTCTTTGCTTTTAAAGGACAGTGGCATTCAGCACAGTATGACCAGACTTTTACAATCCTAGATAGTTTTTTTCTAGGACAAGAGCCGCACACCGCAAGTCTCTTTGCCACAGTCTCTTTGTCCGTAAACATTTTTTCCTGCAACAAGTTCATCTTTTAAACAAACCTATTTCTTCCAGAACTTCTAGCACACCGTTTCTGAAATCGTCACGCTGCTGCTCGTCTATGATGTCTTCTAGTTCTTTAGGCGTTGCTACATAGTCCATAACCATAAGGTCGGGATCTACGAGATCTCGAACAACATCAACATTAGGTATGCCTTTTTCTAAAGCTTTTTGTCGAGGACTGTTAATTGTATTTCTTGGGACAAACCCAGCTATATACTGAATTAGGTCTTGTTTAGAAGGGTAGTACCCCGCTCCATCTATGGGGAGCTCGACAGCCATGGGATTCTCCATGCCGTCCCAGACAATACCTATGGTTCCTCTTTCTTCGTCAAAGAAAGCAACTTGAAACTCTTGAGGCAACTTAGGCTACTCCACCGTTCCGAGTACCAGTTGCAACCCAAGTAACGTTACTGTTGCCAGTTATGTAGTTGCCGCCGACACCTGGTGCAGAAGAAGAACCAGGAGCCGATCCACCCGCGCCATAAGTCCCACCATTTCCTCCGCGACCACCCACTTCAACCCAAGGACAGCCACTGCCCGGTTGAGATCTAGGGGTTCCGCCGTAGCCGAAGGCAGTCAAATTCCCACCATTGCCATATCCATAGCCGTGAGTTCCGGGGCTTCCTCCGCTAGAGATACCAAGACCTCCGCCAGCACCAGATCCGCCCCAAGAAAAGTTGGATGGGTAGCCACCACCGCCACCTCCGCCGCCACCGGAAATACGGTTATTATTCGTAACACTTAACGCCACCGAAGTGTAAAGACCGGGGCCACCTGTGCCTCCTGTAGATCCACCACCATACGGAGCATACCCGTAACATGCACCGTTGCCTGCGTATCCGTTGCCACCATTTCCTCCGCGACCAACAATAATCCCGTTATTAATTAACTTAGCCCCAGAAGGGAAAGACCCAGAAAACGAGCAAGCATAGTTCGACGTGCTGCTTGCGTAAACAGTGACTCCAGAGTTAATTGTAAGCTGAACTTCGGATGACCCGTCCCATCCCGCGCTAAGTGCCGCTGCTCGAACATCGTAGTTTTGTTGGTTAGATGTCAAGGTAAACGCAAATGTATTGGACTTGCCTCTGAAATCGTTAATAGAAATTGTGCCGCTGGCAGGAACTCCCGCCGCTGCACCGTAGTATTCGCTAATCCCGATTGGATGGCTTCCGCCAAACTCGTTTTGAATGTCCTGTAAACTGGCTGTACCTGTAGGAACTGGCATTGATTATAAACTCCCGTAGGCTGTGATGTTCCCAGTTGCGGTGATGTCTCCAGTAGAACCATCAAATCGTATCTTAGGAACTCCGTTGTAAGAAAAGGTTAGTGTAGTTCCGGAAGCAGTAAGTACCCAACTTGCAGTGCCTCCTGTAACTGTCACAGGACTTGTTATACTAGGACCTGTCAACAAATTATTTAGTTGAGTCTGTATAGAACTGGTTACTCCGTCTACATAGCCTAACTCAGTAGCCGTTAGAGTAGCAGGAATACCGTCTAAAACGTTTAGTTCGGCTGTAGTAACTGTTGCGCCGTCTAGGATGTTTAACTCGTTAACATCAAGGGTTGCGCCATCCAAGATGTTCAACTCTGCAGTAGTGGAGGTAACGCCATCTAAAATGTTTAACTCTGCAGCAGAAGAAGTTACCGCTACACCAGACAGATGTAGAGCGTTAATATCTAAGGTGTTGGTTATATCTACAACTGCTGCACCAGAACCTGCGCCATCTGCGTAAATAATTTTAGTGGAACCATTCTTAACCGTTATGTTGGCTCCAGAACCTTGAGTAAAGACAGCGTCTTGACCGCTAGAGTTAATAACAGTGTAAATATGTTGATTGCTGTTGGGGCTAATTGTAATTGTATTTGTGCCGCTAGGCGACCCAGACAACAACAACGTATTGTATTGACCATCAGACAGAACTCCATCTGAGGTAATGAGAGAATGAGACGTTCCGCTTAATGAGATAGTTCCGATACCATTAGACAAACGGTCAATGATATTCATGTTATCGTTTACGGTTTCACCCCATGTGCCGGACTGTTCCCCATTTGCTGGAAGTTCAATCCCGCTATTATCAGTATATGTACTAGGCATTGAAACTCCTTACGCTTGTATTTCTGTCCAAACAGTGCCTGTATTTGGAATAATTGTACCCCAGACGTTAGCCTGTCCCATCACTCCAGTGCCTTCGACACCATCTGGGACAATCGTTGCGCCACCTGTCATTGTGATTGATCCTACACTACCAGAGCCAGAAACTCCAGTTGCTTCTGCAACGGTGACGATCCCTGCAGTTATACTACCAACTGCGCCTGTGGCAGTGACCCCTGTCGGTGAAACTACAGCGTCTGCTTTAACGTATGCTATGCTCCCAACAGTACCAGTGAGTGACTGCCCAGTGACTGCGGCAACAGTAAGATTGAACACTGTAACTGGATTAACAGAACCTGTTGCAGAAACTCCTGTAACTGTAGCGGTTACCCCCGCGTCAACCAGTACTTGCCCAACAGAACCTGTTGCACCCCCTATGGAGAAGGTAGCCGTGGAACCCGCGTCAACCGTTACTTGCCCAACAGAACCAACTGCAGGAGTAGGACTTGTCACTGAAAAAGGAGCGTATCCAAATACCTGTACTGTACCGACTGAGGCTGTAGCCTCTTGCCCTGTTAAGATATTAAGAGCACTAGCTTCACCACTAGCGGAGAATGGTCCGGCGGAGAATGGCGAAAAGCCTAGCATTTAATTCTCCTATTCTATTTCATCTAGACGGTCTTGTAGGTCTGTTACTTTATCCGACAATTCTTTTATTGCCTCTACTAAAAGAGGGACCATCCGTTCATATCGCACAGTCAGGTACTTATCATCAATAGGGGCAGGGGCTACAATCTCAGGAAGTATCTTTTGCACTTCTTGGGCTGAAATCCCAACCTCTTTGTGGACATCATAACCCAAAGAAACTGCAGTCTCGTTAGCTTCATAGTAGAAACCGTTTAGAGTCGAAAGCATCTCAAGAGCGTTTTCAATATTTCCAAAACGTGTCTTCAGTCTATCATCTGAGTAATACGCTGTGACGTTGTTTGTAGCCCGTATTTCTCCAGTTGTTCCCGAAGCGTTTGTGCCGACCCCGAAAGAATCTACACGATAATCATTTGAAGTATTTAAGGCGTTAGCCGTTGATGCGGTGGTTGCAGTCGCTGCATTGCCAGAAGTGTTTTGGTTCCCCGAAGTGTTTACTCCGGGCAAGTTAATATTAGCTGAACCGTTAAAGGACACACCACCGATGTTCCTTGCTGTCTGTAAAACCGTGGCACTAGCTGCATTGCCAGAAGTGCTTTGATTACCTCCGGTGTTTACCCCTGGTAAGTTAATACTAGCTGTACCATTAAATGATACACCGCCAATATTTCTTGCTGTCTGCAACGCCGTAGCAGTTGCTGCATTGCCCGAAGTAGAAGAAGAAGTAGAGGCATTCCCGCTTAAAGAGGCAGTAATAGTACCCGCAGTAAAGTTACCAGAGCCATCCCTTGCAACTATAGCTCCACCAGTGTTCCCGCTAGTTGCGTTAGAAGTGACTGTAAAAGTCCCACCTTCGCTGGAAACAGAGCCCGAAATACCCGTACCAGAGGTAGCGCCTGCAGCAACATAGTTCCCAGTTGTGTCTGTTCCAAGAGCCACAGAGTTAGCTTGTATCGTTGCTGTGCCAGTGACATTCCCACTTCCGTCAAATGCAGCGGAAGTCCAAACAACATCACCTGTCATCCCGATTGTTCGAGCGGTTGATAGCGTGTTTGCAGACCCTGTGACATCACCCGTTAAATCCGCAGTAACGGACGAGAATGTAGGAGAGGCAGACGGAGTTAAATCTATGCCCGTTGAAATTTTACTGCCCATACCGGAGTGGTTAGCGCAATAATAATACAATGTATTCGGAGCGGACTGTTGTATTGTAACCTGAGTATACGAGCCTGCCGACCCCGGTGTTCCAACAGTCGTAACTCCAGTGGTATAAGCAGAGCCCCCTCCATGAGTACCGTCAGACGTAGTACTTAAACGCAACGGGTGAGTCGTGTTACTGCTATCAGACTGATCAAACCGAATCGTTACAGAACGAGGTAGTTGCGCGATTTGCTGAGAACTGCCATCTAACAAGAATTTACCGCCAGAAACGGTAGTTGCTACAGTTAAGTAAGGCTGTTTCCCAGGTAAGTCTGCTATTGTAGTGCTGATAGATGCGTTACCAGAACCATCAAAAGTACCGGATACTCCTGTAGTGTCACCTGTTAAAGTAATAGTTCTACCCGTAGCCCATTTGGTAGCCGTCGATGAATTACCAACCAGAGCAGCAGTCACTTGGTTAAACGTCACATTACTGCTTGTAGCAACCGCCTGACCTATAGATACCACAGTTCCAGAAATAGAAACCCCAGTTCCACCTGTGTAAATTGGAGCATCTGAAACTAGCGCAAAGACAATCGCAGTTGTACCAAAAGTAATAGTACCTGACGTAGTCATCACATCTAGCTCACCACCGTGAACTGTACCTTCAGTAACAAAGAAAGCATCGCCTTCCCCTAATGCGTCTGGGTCACTTGGCCCATATGAATCAGCATCAGTGGCTCGAGTAAGTACCCAATTAGTGCTACCACTACCAACTGTAGTAACTGTGTAAACACCGTTGTGAGCTTGGTTAGTCTGTAATTGGATTAAAACTCGATCCGATGAGGATAGAGAAACCCCGTCAATAACCAATGCCGCCTGTGTTCCAGCGTTAGTCAAAGTAGCTCCAACACCACTAGACCCGTTGTTATATGTAGCATTAAGATTTGCCGTTGCCTGTGCTCGACAAGGTTGGTGATAATGTATTCCCGCCGCCGCAATCGTATCTACATACTGCTTGGTGGCTGCTTGTAATGTAGCAGTCGGATCGGCATTAAGAATTAAATTACCTGTCATTGTACCGCCAGCTTTAGGTAAAGCTGCGTTTGCGGTAGTAGTCGTAGAGGTCAGAACCGCATCTCGAGTAGCAATGTCTACGCCGTCAACAGTTCCTCCAACAATGATGTTGTTGCCGACAGTAATGTTATCGCCAGCATCCTCTTGTATTACTTTAACCGCAGGTAATGTCAGGAAAATAGACTTTGTTCCTGCCCCCCAGTTTACTGCGCTGCCACTGTTTGATGAGTCAAGAACAGTTGTTCGGGCCATTGTTCCACCGGAAGAGGTAAAAGTACCTAGACCGACTTCCCAGTTAACCTCGTCTGTTATAGCATAGTACGCAGTGTCTGCGTTACTCATTACAGAACTAAAGGCATCAAACCCCGCGACTGCACCACCGAGAGTGTACGCACCTGTTCCGGTGGTGTTTGTAGTTTCCTTGACTCTATCAGCAACAATAAGCGCCATACCGAGATCTCCTTAAAATTAGGCGATCCGAATGATCGCGTTAGCCGCGTCCGCTACTGGGAACTGGATAGTGAAAGTCCCTGTTGTGGATGTCTTATCGGAACCAAAATCAAGAACTGCGACTGTAGGGTCTCCCGCAGCGCTGTCGTTATAAATTAACGCGCCCCGTGCTGTAATTGTAGCAGACGTAAAATCTTTATCAGCGAAGTCTGTCAAGGCTGTTGTGCCCGAAGTTGTCGGCGTCACGTTGGTTAACGCACCACCTCCAGCAGTGTAGCTCCCTGAGTTAGACACCTCATTAGACGAAGTATACGCTGTAGTTGCTGCCGTAAATGTAGCACTATTTGTATACAATGCGAGTTTAAAAGTGTTTCCGCCGGAAGCACTAAAATTGTGTGTAGCAGTCATCAGTTCTTTTTTGAACGATGTACACATGTAGTTACCAGTAAAGGCCATCAGATTCTCCTTAGTTGTTCAGCTAGGTCCGAAAAGCCAGCCTTCTGAATTTTAATGCACATTGTTGCGCGGTCTTCCTTGACTGCCATCTTAATGTAATGAGAGACAACATTCAACATTTGTGTTTTAAATGCTTCGGCCTGCACCCTAATCTCTTCTGGAGCAGTGTCAGAAACACTCATAAGTTTGTCCGCGCACATTTCTGCCACCGTATCTATACTGTGGCCTCCATCGTTAGATGTACGCACTTTAAAGTTTTCAAAAGCTTCTATTTGTATCATTGTTTCTGCCTTATAACTCGTCCAACTCGGTACTCTTGAGTCGTTTCTTTTGCTTCACCCAACATTTTAAGGGCGGTCATAGCCTCTGTAAATCTGCTGTTATACATTTGCATAACATCTTGCTCACCTTTGAGGTAAATGTTCGCCTCTACTAACGAGCCGTACAAAAGACACATCTCAGCATTGGTACTTAGCCAAGTTGTTTCAGAGCCTGCACCCGCAGTTAAACTAAGGGGCCTATAAAAGTAATGCATTTCACAGTCATAGTTTGCGTCTGGGGAAGGTGACAGTAAAAAATTATTTACGTCAAACTGGGCGTAGTATTTAGGCTGACCTTCTGTCGTAGCGTTTGGGGTATACGTTTGACAAAAGGAAACGTCCTTAAACTCTACAAAAACTTTGTCACCATTAACGGTGTAGCTTAATGAAAACGGAGCCAAGAAATCTGTAGGAGATCCTAAGTACTCAGAACTTTTAACCATGATCGCATTGGCATTTTTACGGAACAAATCAAGCTGTACATTTTTTAAAATGCGTTCTTCTGCGACTCGGATAAACAAAGGCAGGTTGTTAATAAAACTTGTCTCAGTGTTGTCAGTGTAGTCCTGTATCGCCGTCTTTAGTTCATCATATGTAAAGCTCATGTTATCACCACCGTAGCTGTGCCGACAGATCCTGTGGCCTGTAAATTGTCATCTGGGGAAAGGCCCGGCAAGTAATTAAACCCCACTGGATTCCATCCCCACTGTAACGCCCGTTGTTCCTCTAAATTTGTTTCTGGTCTCGGGTTCCTCAATGCTTGAGGATCTGGATACGCTTTTGGTGGGAACAACTGAGGCTGCTTGGGATCAAACTCATCAGGACCAACCTTGGCCCCCGTCCACTCCACCTTCATGTCACGAAGACGGTATCGACGGCCTGATCGATCCGATATACCCCATGCTTTGCTGCCACTCGCGTATGCCATTAGACCCTCAAATAACTGAGACTAGGTTGAAGTTTCAAAGGAGTTCTCCCCTGATCTTCATCCGCTGCTCGTTGGAACTCTTCTTCGTAAACAGTCTTTAACAACTGTACACGTTCTGGTGCTCGTTTCATAGCAATGTAGTAGGATAGTCCTGCAGCCATACAAGGATAGAACCGGAAGGGCAGATCTGTTGTATTAACCAATGTGTCAGCATCTTCGATCCTCTGAACAAAATAATAAATAATTTGATCTGTAGAGTTCTCAGGTACAGCCCAAAGATTCAGAACTGGATTAATCTGACGGTTTAGCCAATACTGGCTAGGTCTTCCCTGCGTTGTTTTATTCGGCAGAGTTGCGTACTCTCCCCTGGATATTCTTTGAACTTCGTAGTCAGTATTGTTTCTACGAAGAACAACATCCAATAGATCAACTACATTGTCAGAAAGAGTTTCTTGTGCCTGACCCTGCGTGAGATCAATCGTATGAGACTTAACAGTCCACAGGTTCAACCCTCTGTTGGCCCATTCTGCAAACATGAGATTCAAAGATCGACGAGCAGTTTTGGCATCGTAGCCCGTGCGTACTTCTATACCGCACCGCTCGTATGCTTCCTCGATAAGCTCACCTACATCGAGATTGAAATCTCTTGATCCAGAAGTTGTCATTACATTCCGCCTTTATATTTCCCACCGCGACCAGCCATAACACAGCCACCGTTCTTGTAGCCTTTATTTATCATACCACCCTTTGCCTTCTTCGCGGTTTTAGCCGCATTAACAAAGTCTTGGTTACTAGGCGCACCCTTGTCGCCCTTGTTACGCATAGGCTTTCCGCTTGCTCGACGTTTTCGGATATTCTCGTATAAACTCATATTACCTCTCCCTGTTGGTGGCGTGGATATTTGCTTTGCCATTTGGCTGCGGCTGATCATGATGTGCGTTCCTTACCAAAAAATCCTGCCACATGGGCTTGATCATGTTGTAGTTTTCTTCAACTTTGTAGGACGTGACCATCAACTGAGCATTCATCTGGTAAACCTGCATAGAGGCCCAACCCAGAAGACCCAAGGCAACAAACGACACCAGTTGGCTAACTTCTAATCTCATAACTACCACGCCTTACAAGACCAATATTTGGCCTTTAATTTATCCATAGTGCCTTTATCGCACCCATGACGAGCCCGAAACGACTTTCGCCGTTTAGGGTCTGATTTTTTAATCTTCATATTGGCGTCCCCGAAACGAACTATTTTTTCTTTACCTTTGTCACAGGCTTTAACAACAGACTTTTTCCCACCAGAAATCTGACGTTTAGGTTTGTTGCATTTCATTTTAGCCTTATCGATTTTAGGCATAAATTATTCCTATGACAAAAGAATAGTTAGCTCAGTCCCCGCTCCTGTCAGCGCAGAAACGTAAACCCCAGAAGTAAACAACATTCCATTCTCAGGAATGTATATCTCGTTCATACCTATGGGAAACTTCTGCGTTAACATTGTTGCTCCCCCGTTACCATTGGTAAGAGTGAACGAGCCTGCCGCAGTCGCGTATATGTTTACGGCTTGAAGTCTGGATCTGGACGGCCCTATAAGAGCCGCCGCTGAACCTTGTGCATGAGTGTACGCATTTATGTCTGATCCTGCCATCTAAGCTCTCCTTATGGACGGATTACAGTGTTGTATGCTTGCGCGTACATGATTGTGATCACCGCAACACCAGCAGTTGTAGCAGCAGATCCTGTCACTGTAAGTTTTAGATCAGCAGATCCTGTGTCTGCCCACTCACCTGTACCACCACCTTGTGTAGTTACAGTCTTGAGGCCAGCAGTTGTGCCAGTAGCCAATGAATTTAGGATTGTTGTAGCTCCACCAACTGTATCACCAACACTAAGGTTAGTTGTAGCGTTAGCCGCTGTTGATAAATCAACAATACAATTAATAATCTTGGAGTTTGCGGGGATAACCATATTAGTCGGTCCCGCTGCAATAGCACCGTTGGAAAGATCCATAGTGTGTGTCTGCATCATTACAACGTAACCTACGTTTGCGATGTCAGAACCAACAGTAGTTCCTGTTGTGTTTTTAATGTTGCCAGCCCGAATCGGACCAGAAAAAGTTGTATTAGCCATGTGAGTCTCCTGTCTTGGCGAATGTCAGTCAAATGTGACTGTCAGGGAATAACTCTTCATACAACACTTCAAGCCAAAAAGAAAGAGGCGATCCGAAGATCGCCCCTAACTGCAGTAATAGTCCGGAACTTATGCCCCAGGTGAACCAAATACACAACGTGGGTCAGAGAAGCCGAAGCTGTAACGTTCCCGTGCCTTGAAGCGCATATTCCCTGTGTCGAAGTCTGCTTCCATGTTAGTGGAAAGCGGAGTCCGCTCAAAGTGAATCAAGCCGCGAGGCGCGTCTGTTTTGATGAAGAACGCATCTGGATCAGTAAGGAAGTCGTTAACGGCATAACCGTCAGGCAACATACCCATTGAGCGAATTGCGTTAGTATCATTGTCTGCAGTGCCAACACGAAGGTTAGACACCATCAAACGTTCTGCAACGAATTGCAGTTGACGTGGAATCATCAACTTCAAGCCGCGAAGAGCGACCTTCAACCCACGCTCGTCAACATAACCAGCGATGTTGATAAGAGCGTCTTCCAAAGAAGTTTCGTTCAAATCAGCAGCAGTTGCTGGAGTATTAGAGAATGTTCCGCCGTTAGTTAGCGGGTGGTTTGTTGCACAAAGAGCAACGCCGTCACCGCCTGCACTAGCACCGCCTGTAAAGGCGTTGTTAAGAACAGCAGCAGCTTTAACCTGCTTAGAGTGCGCCATTGAACGAGCGAGGGCCTTAGTGTAGCGACTGCCGAGGCGGTCATACAGGTTGTCCTCGATTGCTTCCTCAGTGATTGAGAACGCAAGTGCAACGGTTTCGTGATTGTAACGAGCAGTATACGCTTCGTTAGCATCATCGAAGTTGATTGCAGAACCTTCAGACTTTGTAGGTGCTGCGCCAAACCCGGCCAACATAACTTCTTCTTCGAATGCACGATCAGAAGATTCTGTTGTAAAGATTTCGCTGTGCTGGTTTTCGTACCGATTGTACTCCATACCAAATAAGGCGTTAAGGCCTGGTTCTAGCTCTTTCGCTAGTTGTGCGCGTGATATAGCCATGTGTTAGACCTCCTTTAAACGCCAGTGGACGAAGGAGTACCCGCTGCAATCCCGCCATTGGCAGAGTTGAACGAAGTATTCAAACGAACGATTAGTGGGATACCAGCGACTGTGAAGTCTGAGTTATCAGGGTCATCTTGGACGCCAATAACACGAAGCTGAAGAGCAGCAGTTGCAGCAGAAGTATTCAAATCTGCAGTCGCAGAAGAAATTCCTGTTACGTCACTACCTGCAGTTGCAGTCGCCAATGCGATATTTTTAAAGACCATTGCACGAACTTCCGCTTCAGTGTTCGCCGCGCTCACTACATTAGATGTAGCGATTGTGTACGTCTGCATTGGATTGTCGTAAACAAAAGCTTTAATTGGGTAGTTAGTATCTGCGCCAGCAGCAGTACCCTGCCAAGTAGCCGACCAGATTGTCTTGCCGTCTGATGCGCGAACATATTCGCACCCCCAGAAAACACCCAAGAATGCAACGTTACCACCTGCAGCAGCTTGCGCTTCTGAGATAGTTCCGCCTGCGATTGGTATAACAGGAGAGCCCTGATATAATTTTGTATTGTTGTTTGACGCAATACGATACTCGGTAGCACCCGTAGTATTCGCACCTTGTCCAACAATACCAATGGGACGTAGCCCAAAGGATCCGTTAGAATTTGCCATAATAGCACCTCAATAAAAGTTACTCGGAGTCTCGTCTTGAACCTCCGAAGGATACACGACTTTGCCGACTATTAGATATCGGCATAGAAGGATGTTGGTCCTTCATTAAATCCTGATCGACTGCAACCATCTGTTCGCGGGTTCGGCTCCCGTAATACTCGGATCTTTCATTGGCGGTTTCGACAGGTATGCGACACAACATTAAACCACCTTGACCAATCACACCTTCAAACCGACCTTCGTCGATAGTAGGAGCTTCATAATCTGGATACTCGTCCTTTCGGACGGGTTCCCACCCTTCATGCAGTTTGGTGTTGACGTTCATCTTATCGTCTTCACCTCGCATTGAGGTTCGAATCCA